CAGCATAGTAATTATTTATAACTGTCATATAAGAATTTTTGTATCCGCCTATTAATTGGTCAATTTTTCTTATCTCTGCTTTTGTAAAGCCTTTTCTAAGAAGAAGTCTAACTGTACCATTTGCCATTGCTCCCGCTGTATTAGCTTTAGTTATATCTACTATATGAAAATCTTCTTTAGCAGAAGTATTTCTTAAAGCTGAATGGTTAATGCTATTCATTAATCCCTTTAAATCTAATTTTAAATTATCTATAGCCATTATTTATACAACTTATAGAAGTCAAGTATCCTTTTTATATGGTCAGGAAATCCTATATTTTCTCTTAAGCTAGTAGTAACTTGATTACTAATTTGAGCTCCACTTATTGAAAGTCTTTCTTTTCTTTCATCTTTTAGATAGTATTTTACTAAGTCAAAAAGTGCTAGTTTTAAATCTGCAGGGGTTGTAGTATATCCTGCTCTATAAACTACTTTTACAGCTTTTCTTCCTTTTGGGAAGGACTTATCTGAATTATCATCTGTTCTAAATATAGTATCAGTTTCAAAGTCAATAACATATTCATATTTGCCACTATTATCAGAATTTTCTGTAATTAGGGTCGTATAAGAACCTGATTGTCCCTCTCTTTCCTGTACTGAAGTTACACTTATGATAGGACTTTCGTCTAGTATAATTGCATTTGTAAAATTATCTTTAATATCGAAGAACTCCGTTTTATCTGAACTAACAAAGTCCACAAACGAAGTTCCACAATATGTTTTTACAGCTTGACTCACTGAAGGTATAATAACATTTATTTTTGCATCTTCCGATACGCCTTGTAGCCCAGCAAAATCTTTGTACTGTGCTAATGTTATTAAATTTGTTCCTCCGTGTGATACTGCCATAATTTTAAAGTGAGGGGATAGGCTCCCCTCGAGCCATATAAATCTATTAGTTAGATTTGTACTTAAGAGCTTGAACTGAATCAGCACCATCGATTAGGTCTAAGAAACCTAGTCTTTGAGAAGCCACTAGGACTCTTCTTTGGTTTGCTACTTCATAATCTGACTCAATAGTAACACCTCTTAATCTAGGCATTACATAGTTTCTTGGGTACACCGCAACAGCGTTGAACTTAGAGTGTGCTTTAGCAGCAAACTCATCACAGATAAGTACTCTTGAACCGAATACTTGTCCAATCTCTCCGTTTAGCTTAGTAGCCATGTCGCCAACTAGGTTGACATCTTGGAACTCAGCGTCACTGAGTAAGTCGTAATAGACGTCTTGTGAAACAATATAAACTACTTCACTTGGGTTAACGCCATATTTACCCATTGATTTTCTTAACCCTAATAGGTCAGCGGCTGTAACAGCATCAGTAGCAGCAAAAGTACCACTTGGCTGTGTTGTATTTGAGTCATTTGCAGCTAAATGGCAAAGACCTTCAAATGAAGCACCTGATGTTCCAAATGCACCATCACCGTCGTCCCCTAATAGGATAGCATTTTCAATCGCTCTTGCGTGCGATCTAACCATTGATTCTCTCAATAATGGAAGAATAGGCATAATTGCATCTTCTTCTGTTTCATTTCCTAAGAAAGTTTGGGAAATCAATTTTTTGGTTGAAAGTGACCTTTCAGTTAAGTCAATACCACCAGCTGAACCTGGGTTGTATGCATCGCCTCTTTGTGACAAGTTACCATGTGGTGATGAACCACTAGCAGCTTGGTTAGAAGTGAATTCTGCATATCCGCTATCTGGCATGATTGGTATGATTTGAGTTGCTGAAGTCATTGGGATTTCTCTAAATAGAGGTGCTAATACCAATTCGTTCTGAATATCTCTTTCGATATTTGTTGAAACAACTTGCTCAAAGTCTGCAGAAGATACAGCAACACCACTATGTGCGTTAACTTTCTCCATTACACCTTTAGCATAATCTGTGTCATACCCTTTTCCAGTTGCGAGACCTAACATTTTAGCGTCCATGATGTCGCCTTCAAAAGATTTTTGCCATTCAGAATTTCCTCTATCTGAGAATATTCTTTTTGACTCTCTCATAGCTTGAATCTCTTGGTTTCTGTCGATAAGGTCTTTTTCAAGTTCCTTAACTACTTTCTCCAAGTCTTCGTGCTTGTTGAGAACTCTTTCTTCAACATCTGACACTAGTTTTTCTGCACCAGTCATAACTGAGGTTACAACTGATTTCTGTTCTTCCTGTTTGCTTTCCTCGGCAGCCTTCATGTTAGCTTCTTCAGCAGATTTCTCTTCCGCTTCAGCAGCTTCCTTTGCTTTCTGCTCGGCTTGTTGCATAGCAAGTTTAGTAGCAGTATCTTCCGCTACTTTCTTTGCGAATGCTTCAAGGTCAAAGCCTTCAGGAGTCTTTACATCTTCAGACATAGTTTTCTCCGTTTTTTGGGATTTCTCCCCGCTTGGCTGCTCAATTTTAACAGCATCTGCTATTTCCATTGAGTTAGCCTTTACAAAAGTTTTCTTGAACTCTTCATAATCTTCCATATTGTCAAATGACTTTGCTAGAGAGAATGTTGCTCCCTGATTGCAAGGCACAGACACGACAGAGACTTCAAAAAGTTCAGCGTCCTTTATTTTATACCCGTCGGTTTCAGTCATATAATCAGCATCCTTGACTCTGAAACCAACAGAAAAGGCTCCAAGGACACCGTCTTTAATTAATTGTGTGACATCGCCTGCAGCTTTTGATATTTTTGCAGAGATATCTAATCCTTTGTCATTTACTTCTAGACCTGTTGCTCTTCCAATAGGTTTATCGTAATTATGATTAAAAAGTATAATAGGATTGTTTTTAAAATTTTCTAATCCACCTTTAGTCCAGGCATCTGATTCGATAATATCTCCAGCTCTGTCAAGACCGTTAGTACTAGCTGACCCTTTAATGTCAATACTACCGTCCTCTCCTTCGCCGAGGGCTTTAAAAGTAGAAGTATAGTGAAAAATCTTATTCATTATTTATCCTCTTTTTTCTTAGCTACCGTTTTCTTTGGCGCTGGTTTAGACTTAGGTTTGTGTATATCTTCCCAAACTTTTGGAAGATTATACTCCATCATTGAAATCATACGAGCCCAAGAACCAAAAGGTCTCTTTGCTATTATGAATCTCATTGGAGCATCATCTTGTTTCTTATATTCGTCTATTGAAAGAACTTTTCCTTTCTTGACAAAATAGTCACCCAAGATTTGTAAAGTTTTAGTTTTCTTATTCATTTGCTTCCTCTTCTTGCGGTCTACCGCCTTCACTTGGATTAGCTGCTGAGCCTGCTATATTTGCAGGTACTCTTGGCTCGTCGAATCCTTCTATAGGTTCTTTGCCCAAAGCTTCTCTAGCTTCATTAGGGCTAATAATCCCTGTATTTACCAGAGTTGCATAGTATGCAGCCTGGTCTCTTAATTCTGGTTGTAAAGCAGGAATACCTGTTACATCTTCATTAAGTTGATATCCAAAATATCTTTCAAAAGCATAAGTCATTTTCTTAATTATAGGAAGTATAGTTTCTAAGTAATAAAGCCTATGATTAGGTCTTATATTAGCATTATTTCCGCTATCCATAAGAATAGGCGGTACTCCTAGTCCTTCGAGAATAACTTTCTCGTTTGCTCTACAAGAGTCTTGGAAATCTAGTTCTTTAAAGTTTACTTTCGATAGTTCATCTACTTCAAGTCCACCGTCAAGAATTAATGGTCTTTTACCACCAGTTTTCGGATTATACCTCATGCTCCAAGCTTGTAACATTCTTTCTTTGATTTTCTCAGAAAGAGTATTAGGACTTTTAAGAACTAATCCTGGTATTGCTCCGTTTTTAAAAAAATTATCTTGAAAAATTCTCATGTTATCTAATAAAACCATTGTTCTATACGCAGGCTTTAGTCTTGGAATTCCTCTGTAGATAGAATTAAAACTGTTTTCTTTTATATGAATTATTTCGTTGACTGAATAGTCTATTGTGGAATCATATTCATACCTTTCAATAAATGTTTTATCGTCAGTATAAATTTTTACTTTGTCTGCTGGCAAATGATACAGATGAGCTCCGTCAAAGTATACAAATATATTACCATCTATTATTAAATCAATAACTAGATTTCTTTTAAAAGCACTAATATCCTGAAAAGGATTTGGCTCTTTATTAAGTAATATATCTACCCTAGTTCGTCTTACATCTCTTGCTACAGGATTCACTCCTCTAGTCTTCTCTGCTACTGTGTATGGTATTTCAGCAACATCATCAACAATCATATTCACCGCTCTATTAACTACTTCTAAGTTTTCATAGGCGGAACGATAATTTAACTTGTTTTCTCTGGAATCTACTGACAGCCCTTCGTCCCGAGCTATTGTATATTGAGCAGGGTTTAATTTTTCCTCTCGTTCAATTCCTAAAAATCTGTCATACCATGCCATGTCTTACTCTCTGTTTTTCTACCCATCTCTTTTGTTTCATTGCTGTGATTAGTGCAGGGCGTTTACCGTATATCGAGTGTAGTCGTAAATGATGAAGATGGCACAGCGTCACAGCTTCATCATATAATTCTTTTTCATGTATCTGTATAAAAGTTTCCCTTACGTCAAGTATATCTTCTTCGGTTTCGACTACTAT